ATTGAATTACACTTTATTATTGTATAATATAATAAAGAAATGAAAATTACACATTTAAAGGACACTAGTGAAGTTTGGCCTTTTTTCTATGATTTTTGTATAAGATCTAAGCCATACGATTTCTGTTCCTTGCCATCTCGTCAATTAAGAGATAAAAAAATTAAAAGTAGTTTTAATTTTTACTCTACTAAAATAGTATATAAGGCAGAATCAAATGGGAAAGTCATGGGATTTGTGTTTTTGGAGGAGGAAACCAATTGTCTTGACGTAAATTTTATTTTTGGTGTTAGAAAAAACTTCACTAGTCCTAAATTAATTAGTGCCGCACATGCTATTTTCGATGATGCATTAGTTAAATTTAATAAAAATTACTTAAAAAGTCAGGTTAGGAGGACGTTTAAAGTAAAATCATATGTAAAATGGGTTGACAGATACGATAAAAGAGCTATTATCTTAACAGATAACAAAAAAACAATAGTTTGGAGTAAATCAAATCGGATGAGTGTAATATTTAAGGTAGTAGGTGCTAATAAATCAACAGAGCACTTAATGGGTAAGAAATTTGAAATGGGCTTCGTTAGAAAAGGACCACGAACGACTTTAAGAGAATTATTCTTTAATGAAGAAAAATACCTTTTTGATGAAAAAAGCGTTGACTTTTTAACTGATCGTGTTTTAATCCACGGATTCCTATCAGATGACAAAACAACAGCAGGTAAAATAGCATTAGAATTCCAACCTCATAAATAAATGAATTGTGTTTCATACAGGGTATACAACCGAAAAGGTCAGTATCATCATTGTTACAGTAATCAGCTAGACGGCGCTCTTGATTGGGCGATTGATTGTGCTAAGTCAGTTCATGGCTCAGTGAAAGAAGTTTCTGAAAATGGAGAAGAAAATGAAGTTTTCTCCTGTAAGAAAATGACCAGTGCTAAGTCTAATTAAATCTCTTGTTAAGTCATTAGAATTATTCTTGTCTTTAAAAAACAAGAAGTTTTATTATGATTTGCATAAAGAACATAGAAAAACCGAAGCTGAACTTATAAATGAAATTGAAAAACTTAGGTCTACTGGTCATAGCAATGACGCTGATCGTGCTGACATCTTGCGGAGGCAGCTCGACTACGAAAATAAACAGTTTGAACATCTATCAGCCTTCTACTCTAAGACTGAAGAAGAATAACCCTGTGCTTACTAAGGATGGCACGTATACTCCTCTTACTGACGAAGTTTGGCATTCCGATGCTCGTTATCGAAGGCTAGAGAGAGAAATTTATTTTAGAGGGAAATAATCCTTGACAAATTCTCATAACTAAACTAAACACGTAAATAATGAAGACACTAATTAGTCTTATCACAATGTTGGGCGTTGCTATTTGTAACGCAGGTTCTCACGCTACTCTTGCGGATAGCGTTTCTGTCGAAGCTGGTATTGCGTATAGTAATACTTCTACAAGCGGAGGTCTGGCTATTAGAGATGACTCTACTAGCGCTTCTATTTTACTTGGCTCGCCTCTTTCTGGTGGCGTTGCATCTGTTGGAATTGATCTCCACAGAGCTGACGGTGAGACTGAGGCAGACGTAAATATCGCTTGGGGTGTCCCATTAACTCTGTTTAATGTCACACTTGACACTGAAGTTTACTTCCAAAAGATTGACTCTAGCTATGGTGGCTGGGAAGAAGTCGGAGTTGGAGCTACCTACGGTTTTGATTGGGTTGAAGTTGGTGCTAGTCTCTGGCATGAGCTTGGATCAAATGCAGGATATGGCGTTGAGCTTACTGCTTCCCGTGAATTCACCACTCCTGTTGAGGGACTCACAGTCAGTCCTTTTATCGCTGTAAACTTCGCTGATTCTTACGATGCAATTGAAGTCGGAGTATCAGCTGACTATCAGCTGACAGAAGATGCAGTAGTATCAGCTAAATTGTCATTTAACGATAATGATGCTGACGGGACCGCTTATTCCTTGCAAAAGGATTGGATAGTTGGAGCTGCTCTTACTTACAGTTTCTAATCTATTTAAAAAAAATTAAAATTAAGCCCCCTGCAAAGGGGGCTTTTTTTTGTATCATGTGTAAATAAGTAAACATGGAACCCGAAAAGTCTATTTTAAAGGAGTTTCTTAACGGAGGATGGTTAGTTCCGATGGTCGGTGCTGCTGCCATGTTTGCGAGGCTTTTGTCAGGGCATAATGAATTATCAATCAAACAACAGCTTAAAAGAATACTAACAGCAGCAATTGCTGCGGGTATAGCTTGGTTTGTTTTAGAGCAAACTGACGTTTCCTCACTTACTAAAGCGATTACGTATGGTATTATTGGCGTTGTGAGTCCAGAGATAATTTCTGGGATAGTTCGACTTGGGGAAAAGTTTGCTAAGAATCCAGAAAAATTTATTAAAAGATGAGACCTAAGTTTATAGTTTATTGTCTGGCTGCTATTTGTTTATCTTTCGCATGGAAGGGTCTTACTCTTACAGAGAATATAAATAATACATTGAAAGATAATGCTCGGCAGTCTGAATCATCAATCATGGAGATAGGGATGTGTTTTGATTGGTATGGAGTTATAATTGTTAATTCTGTTATAAAAACATCACATGGCGTGATAACAACAGAAGAAATGGTTGATATCCTTGAAGAAGAACGTCAAAACAAAAACGAGTATTTAGTTGGATATAAAAAGGATATTACGGAAGATGAGATACCATACGCAGATTTTGTTTTTAAACAGGAAGAGAAGATAAGTTCCTACGTAGATGATTTAATCAAGTGGGGACTAAATAATGATTTAGATAAAATAAAAGCATCTATACCATTAATGTATGAAATGACCGACCCAACAATTGATGCCATAAATAATATTATGGATACTAAAATGTATTACAATGAGGGAAGGTCGGAAGACTTAAGTCAAGACATAATGCAATACAGAGACTTTATGATATTAACTGTTGTTTTATGTTTTGTAATGTGTGTTTGTGCTGGATTAAGTAGAAGGTGTGCATAATGAATTTTGGAGGTAAAAAAGAAGTTGTAAAAGCAGTCCAGAAACTCCTTGGTGTTTCTGCTGACGGTGCTGATGGTCCTGTGACTTGGAACGCTATACTAGCTAAACTGTCAACGAAAGAGACTGCTAATGCTACTGGTAGCATAGCAGAGAAGATGGTTCAGTTAGCCCGTGGAGAAATAGGGGTATCAGAAGTTGATGGTAGTAACTGTGGCCCCAGAGTAGACGAATATAAAGCTACTACTTGGTTAGATCCAGACAAGGGCTGGCCTTGGTGTGCTGCTTTCATTTGTTGGTTAGTAAGAGAAGCTATAGATGGAGAGACAGTCGCATTTAAAAGACCTCAAACCGCTGGAGCTTGGGACTTTGAAAACTGGGCGAAGAAACAAGCTGGCAATGGTGTTGAGTTGAGAAAGCCTACAAACGAAGATATCAAAGCTGGTGATATAGTTGTGTTTAGTTTCTCTCACATCGGCATAGCAGTCAAAGACATTGATTCAAGTGGTTATGTAACTACTATAGAGGGTAACACCAACGGTGCTGGTAGCAGAGAAGGCGGTTCTGTCTTAGAGAAGAAGCGTCACGTTTCCAAGATAAGAAGCAGGATTAGAATTCTGTAAGTTTTTCTTGACACAAATACTCCTCGCTCTAATATCCTCTTGATGCGTATCAAGATAGAGAAAGCTGATATATTTAACTACGTAGTTGGTAATACTAATTACGATCCCATAGAGCGTCAAATAGACCCAGAGAAGTATGAGGTCTATGATCATGCTATCTATGATCACACAAGAAAAGTTTCTATCCCTCAATCAGAGACTTACCATAACTACATGGAGCATTTGAGAAATTTAAAAGATAAGGCTAAGGACATGAGTGCTTATGAAATAACAAAATTGTGCGTAGAAATACAAGAAATCTCACCTAAACACATAAACATAAACTAATGGACAACTACGAAGTATTAGTCGGTAAAGTCATCGACTGGGCAGAGGAGCGCGGCATCTTTAATAAAGGAGATGTTTTAGCACAGCTAGATAAGACTCAAGAGGAGTTAGATGAAACAATTCTCGCTGTTAAAGAACATCGGACATCTGCTCTTGATCAGGAATCTATCTCAAAAGCAGAGGATGAAGTCGCTGATGGCATTGGTGATATGCTCGTCACGATTATCATCGCGGCAAGGATGGTGAATCTTGACACCACTTATTGTTTACAGATGGCTTATGATGAGATCAAAAACAGGACTGGCAAGATGGTTGATGGTAAATTTGTAAAAGATAAATGAAAAAGAAATCAGGAACCTCCTACGAGGAGAAAAAAAAGAAGAGTTATAAAGGATTTAATTCTAGAAAAAAAACCTCTTTCAACAAGAATAGTAAACACTATAAGAAAAAGTATAGGGGCCAAGGTAGAGTTAAGTGAACCTAGTAAATGACATCCCAGTTTCTGTTGACAACTTTGAGCATGTAAGCTGTATCATTGAGATACCCAAGGGCACTAATACCAAATACGAGTATAACGAAAGATTAAATATCTTTGAGTTAGACAGGTGCTTAGTGTCTTCTTTAAATTATCCAATTAATTATGGCTTCATACCTCAAACATTGGCTCTCGACAATGATCCTTTGGATGTCCTTGTGTTTAACCATGACCCTATAGACAGAGCTAGTTTAGTTAGGTGTAGGGTTTTAGGTGTTTTAGGGTTTGAAGATAATGGAGAAATAGATAATAAGGTTATTGCTGTTCCCCATTGGTCACCTAGTGATAAATACAAAAAGCTAAATGATATAGAATCATCTCATTTAAAAATCTACAGGCAATTCTTTAAGACATATAAACTAGATCGCAACTCCGAGACTAAAGTCGGTGAGTGGAAAGGTTCAGTTAATGCGATTAAGACAGTCAAAGATTCTCATAGAAGATGGCTAAATGGAGCTTGGAACTAAAAAATAAGCAAAAGCTCCATAATAAGTGTAAATAGTAGTATCATGGACATTATTATACAATTAATTCAGGACAACCCTTGGTTCGGCGTAGCTACAGCAGCTATTGCTCTCGCCTCTGCTATTACAGCAGCTACGCCTACTCCTAAGAAGGGTAGTTTCTGGGCTAAAGTCTACGGATTGGTTGACTGGGCTGCCTTAAACGTAGGAAAAGCTAAAGATAAAGGCGAAGATTAATTCTTTGTCAGGCTCAGAAGAACCTCCACCTAAACGGTGGGGGTTTTTTATTGACTTCTAATAAGCAAACCATATTATAGGCATATGATGTCAAATAAAGCTAAAGGGTTGTCAGGATCGGCCCACATAGCTCATACAAAAAAGTTGATGGATGAATCAGTTAGACGCTATCAACATTCTTGTTTGTCTGCTGGGTTAGATATAAAGAAAACAGGTAAACAACAAGACATCGGACATGTTGATTTTGTTGTAAACGGAGAAACTGTAGATTTAAAAGGGATTAAAAATTCTACAAGGGAGGGGAAAATCCTTTTAGAATTCATGAATGTGAAGGGCAAAACTGGTTGGTGTAACGAAAAGGGCACACCAATGTGGATAGCTTTTGATTTCGGGGCTTTCTTTTTACATGCTAAAAACATTGAGCTTTTTAATTTAGCTAAAGAAAAATGCAAACTAAAAGATCCAGCGAAAAATATAAACGATTGCCTTTATAAAGGCTATCGTCGTGCAGGTCGTAAAGATATGATGTCTATGGTAACACTAAAAGATGTTTTAGTAGACTGCCCTAGTGTGTGGTATCTACCTTACCAAGAATACGAAATTCCAATTAAAAAAGTTTAAGGATAATTAGTAAAGTTG